CACGAGTCAATACTTCGTTCGGGACCATGAAGCCACGAGCTTCTTTGCCATAGCGCTGTTGCGCAGCATCAGAAACTTCACGCTCAAAGCTAGCAGCTTCTTGAGCAGCACGGTCACCGGGGTTAGCCATAGCACGGATCGCTCGAACGAACGAGAAGCTACGGGTTTCTTTGTCGGATAGGCCGACTTCGTTTTCAGTTTTCACGACAGGTTTGTCCTCTGCGATTCTGGCGACGATAGCTGCGTTGAAATCTGCAACCGTTCCGCCGTTTTTGATGAACTCCTGAGCCAGCTCTGAGTGGCTTGCTTTCTCTCCTAGCGCGGAGATATCAGCAACACGTTTACGTTCGGCAGCAATAGCTACTTCACGCTCGTGATCCACGTTGATGCTGGGAACAGGAGCAGGAGCTTCAACTGCGGGAGTCTCAACGACTTCCTCAGCTTTCACTTCAACTTCTTTTTCTGTTTCCACTTTCGTTTCCTCAAGTTGTGTGTTTCGTCCAACGCCAACAGTTGCATCTGCAGGAATTGATACCAATGACACCTCAATTGGCTGCCATTTAGTCACGCGATAGGATCCCGGATCATCCCCAATAGCCTCTCGTTCTGTGACGGTTTCAAGTACTTTATATCCAACTGATACGCTTCGACGTATGCCATCAACAATGTCTTCGAAAATCTCAGTGGCTCGTTTGCTTCTACCAAAGCGAACTTGAGCGCGACCTACTTTATCGTTATCAATTGCTACTTTTTCTACTACCCCAACATGATCTGTCGGGTCATGGTCTACTAACACTGGAGCACCGTCCTTCATCCTGTCCAACAAGACTGATTCGGGATTATGATCCAGGATTTCACCACCATTTGCTCGAACGTACTCTTCCTCGCTGGAAAAAGCCAGATTTACGGTCCGACTTTCTTCAGAGATAGAAGATTGCTCGATGGGGAAGGAACGGTGCAATACACCATCGCTTCCGTTAGTCAATGGGTTTTGCTTCATCACTTGCCTCTTCTCCATCCTCCACTACGACCGAAGTGGTCATAGTTTGTGCTGCTGACATTTGGGTAGCATTGTCAATCGGGACTCCAATGTGTTGCATCAGGTCTCTTTCGGATGCTATTTCGTGCCAGACTTCTTCGGGATCTGCGCCAAGCTCTCTGATAATAGCAGAGCGAGAACGTAACCCCAACCTAATCGCCTCTTTGGCCAGCACGATGTCTTTAGCGGGATCAACCCACGACCAACGCCGAGCGTTCCAATGAGGATTCTCAAATTTTTCCATGCGAGTGACCGGTATGGTACCTTCACCCACTTTAATTTTGCCAGTCAATAACGCATTGTATAGCCACTCGTCGTATACCGGCTGACATAACGACTCAATAACGAACGACTGCATTGATTTAAACGCTTCACGGTCCTCGAGTACGCCAGCCCTTAGCGAGCTGAAGTTAACTCCTTCGAGGTCAGACGCAAGCGTATTGTAGCTTATGCCAAGTCCTGATGCAACGCCACGCAACATTGCTTTGCTAAACGGTGCAAATTCGCCTGCTGGGTACGTTGGATCATATGTTTCGAACGACATGCCTTCCTGTAACTGGTGAAATGTACCAGGTTCAGCGTCGGTAATTATCGTTCCATCCGCCTCTCGTTCGCCTTCAAATTGTGCGCCATCTTCGGATTGAAAGAATCCCATTTTGGCTGCACCAACTCTTGCAGCAATGATAGCCGCTTCCTCGTATGCGCCGAGGTTCTTTAGCTTGGTCATAGCAGTCGCCATCCAAGGGATGCCTCGCTTCTGACCGATGCGCTCAGGAATAAACCCGTGAATCATTCGTTCAGCAGGAACACGAATGTAGTGTCTGCCACTGAACGTGTACGAGTCATTCGTTTGAGTTGACACAAGGAAATAAGCTACAGGCGTTCCCCAGTTGTCGAACTCAATGCCCTGAGTGATTTTGTGTCCGGTGTGTCTGTTGTCGTCGTTCAGATTTGGATCAACCAACATGCTGTCCAAAAACTGCAACCGAAAATCACCGTCATTGTATACCATGCGAACAAAGCACTCGCCATCAACAGCAACGGTGCGAATAAACATGTTTTGCGCTGATTTCCAACCCAAAGTTTTGGTGACA